AGCGGTAGCGGGCGTCCTCGGCCAGCCGGATGGCGTCCTCGCGGCCGAGCCCGCTGACGAGCATGACCATGCTGCTCGGGGTGGTGGCCAGCTGGACCTGCGGCGCGGTCAGCATGGTCAGTCCAGGATGGACGGCGGGATCAGCGGGCCGCCGAGGTGCTCGTAGGCGCCGAAGTCGGCCGGGAAGCGCATGGCCTGGCTGAGGATGCCGCGCACCTGGAGCTGGTCGACCGGGGGCAGCTTGTAGGCCACCGTGCTGGTCTCCTCTAGGCCTGCCTGGAGCTTGTAGGCGACCGCGTTGGCCTCGGTGCCGGTCGGCTCGAAGCCGGTCCGCACCTGGAGCCGGTCCGCGCTCTGAATCCGCCACCGGCTGCCGTCGGCCCGGAAGACGTAGTCGCCCGTCCGGGTGCGGAAGTCAATCGTGGTCTCGAAGGTCACCGCGGCCGGGTGCATCGAGCCGCGCCGGTCTTGCTTCTCGGTCTCCTCGACGTCGGCGACGATCGCGGGCCGCACGATGCGCGCCCGGTAACCACCCTCGAAGGTGGTGCCGAAACAGACCGGGCACTCGTTCTGCCGGGGCTGCTGGTAGACCTCGGCGATCCGCCGGTCCTTCGCTCCGGCACTCCCGGCGAAGCAGCGGGTGCACTTCGCGACGAGCCCGCGCTCGAAGTCGAGCTGGTGCCACATCAGCACGATGAACACCCACTCGCCGATCATGTAGAGCGCCTGGTTGTGCCGCGCGCGCTCCTGCTCGACCTGCCAGTCCTGCGGCTCCCGGATGTAGTACGGGCGCTCCTGGATCCCCACCCCACCGGGGGAAGGCATCGGGATGACGACCTCCTCGTCGGAGGGCGGTGGGATGGGGATAGGCATGGGCTACGCCCAGTCCTCAGAGCCGCCCTGCGCCCCGGAGGCCACCCCCGCAGCGTCGACCACCAGGGGCTGCCCGTTCGTGCTCCCAGCGCCCTCCTGGGCCCCGCTCTCGGTCTTGCCGCGCAGGTCGGCCAGTTCGGCCCGGAGCTGCTCGATCTGACCCTCCTTGAGCGCGAGGTTGTGCTCGTACTCGGCGCCCGCCTGGAGTGCGACCGCGCGCTGGTAGTTCAACCGGTCCTTCACCGCGATCACCTCGGCCCGGGTGGCCTCCAGGTCCTCCTGGAGCGCGCGCATGGCGAAGTGCGGCTCCGGCTGGAACGGGAGGCCCTCGCCGGGCGCCTGGCCGTTGTGGCCATGACCGTGTCCATGGCCGTGATCAGTAGGGGCAGTCATGATCCTCCTGTCAGAGGTCAGCCCATGACGACGACGCGATGCGAGCCAGCCGCGATCGGGTCGCCGAAGGTGACCGAGATGTTGTTCGTGTCGACGATCTTCGGGTCGACCAGGACGAGGTCCCCGGTGGTCTTGTCCCAGATCGCGACGGTGACGTCGACCGTCCCCAGGTTGTGCGGGACGGTGAGGGTGGTGCCCGCCCCCAGGTCCGCCGCGTAGCGGCTCATGAACCCGAGGTTGGTCTTCGCGCCCGCCACCGAGGTGGCGCCGGTGCCGCCCTTGGCGACAGCGATCGTGGTGGCGTTCCAGACGCCGGTGGCGATGGTGCCCAGCGTGGTGATCGAGGCCTGCCCGACGTAGGCGGCGTCGATGTCGATCGTGGCGCCGACGCTGATCCGACCGGCCGTGCCGACGGCGGCGAACGTCGAGCCGGTTAGGCTCAGGCCGTTGCCCGCCAGGTAGGTGCCCGCGCCGGAGAACTGGGTGAACGGCAGCGCGGTGGTGCCGACCGTGGTGGCGCCGGTGGAACCCAGCACCCAGCCGGTCTTTCCGAGGAGCGTGCCCTCCTCGATGAAGGTGAACATGCCCGGCGTGATCTCGGCCGCGGAGTCCGCGTCGGTGGTCCGGGTGAGCACCCACGGCGTTGCGCCGGAGCCCAGATCGGTGATCCGGTAGAGGCCGTTCTGCGGCTGCGCGGCCTGGTTCTTCACCAGCACCCGGTCGTTGAGCGCCGGGGTGACGTTGTCGGTGGTTGGGAAGGCGCCGTTGGCCGAGGCAGTCAGCGTCGCGCCCACCCCGGAGCTGCCGTTGGCGTAGTTCGCGGCCAGCGCGCCGGTGGTGCCGAACCGCGCCGAGCCCTTGGGGTCGAGTCCGGTGGCCACCGAGTCGACGTAGTTCTTGGTGGCGGCGTCCTGGGCCTGTGTCGGGTCGGCCAGGTTGGACAGCCGCTGGCTGTTCATCGACACCGTGGTGGCGGGCGGGGTCAGCTGGTCGAGTGTGTTCAGCCGGACCGCGGCGTTGAAGTCGCTGATCGCCGAGAGTGCGGCGCGCTGGCCGGTGGTCTGGGCGAAGTCGCGAACCTGCGCCAGGGTCTGCCCGCCATGCAGGGTGGCGTCGGCCGCCAGGCCGTTGAGCGCCGCGGTGATCGTCCCGGCCACGAAGTTGCCGGAGGCGTCGCGGAAGACCAGCGTGCTCGGGGTGTTCGCGTTGGTGGCCGCGTCCAGCTTGGTCTTGTCGGCCGCCGACATGGTGCCGCGCACCGCGGCGCTGGCCGCCGGGATGGACAGCGAGACGATCTTGTTGGCCAGGCTGGCGCCGATCGTGCCGTCGCCCTGCACCTGCTCGATCAGGTTGGTCAGCGTGTGCGCCGCCGCGCCGTCCCAGCCCCGGAACTGCCCGGTGTCGCTGCGCCACCAGACCCGCCCACCGTCGGAGCCGCCCAGCGACGGGTCCGACCCGAGGACATGCAGCTTCGCGTTGCGTGCCTCGTAGCCGTTGAACTGGGCGTGGTTCTTGAGCAGCATGATCAGGTCCTCACGACAGGATCGCCTCGCCGGACTCGGGGGCACCGTTCCGAACGATCACGAGCTGGGGCTGGCCCGGGGGATAGACGACCTCGGAGTGGAACTCCATCCCGGCCGAGTCGATCGTCGCCACGTTCGGCCGGTAGGTGAGCGGGTGGGTGATCACCCACTCCAGCGCGGGGGTGTTCTGGATCCACCGGAAGCTCGACCCGGGCTCCCCCTGCGGGCCGATCAGCACCACGCCCTCGTCCGGCCAGCCGTCGATCAGCCGGGGGCCGTAGAGCACCGGGTGCGGGTGGTGGTTCGGGTCGGCCGGGTCGAGGTCCTGGTCGATGTAGAAGCTGCCCACGGCGCCGACGGCATCGCTGGGTGGGCCGTTGCCGGTGACCAGCATCGGCAGGTTGGCCAGCCTGTCGGAGTACTGGGCCATCAGCGGGTAGGTGTCCGCGGTGCCGCCGACGATGCGCGCGTAGAGCTTGCTGACGAATCCGGGCGGCCCGTAGAACTCCGGCAGCAGACTGTCCGCCCCGGTGTAGACGGTGGAGAACGGGATCGGGTTGCCGTCGAGGTCGAGAATGTCGGCCGGGGTCTGCGCGGTGCGCTCCAGGAACAGCTTCAGCCCGGTGCGCGGGGGCGTGCGGATGGGCTCGCCGGGGCGGCCGAACACGAAGCTCATCCGGTCCTCGGGGTAGAGGAACCGGCTCGTGTTGATCGCGGGGCTACTCATCAGTACATCCGCGACCAGAAGCGCCCGCGGGCGGCGGCGCTTCCTGCGTAGCGGGTCGGGGCGTAGCGGCCGTAGACGCCACCGGAGACCATGACCGAGGGACGGCCGAGCCCCATGTTGGCGATCTTGAAGGTGCCCAGGCGGCCCTTGAGGTCCTCTTCCTCGTCGTCCAGGATCTCGCCCCACCGCTGGAGGTAGTCCCGACGGTCGAGCCGGGCAGCGTCGCCGCCGGTGAGCGCGGGCTGCTCGACGTAGCTCCGGCGCAGGTGCTTGATCACCTCGACGTAGAGGGCCTGCTCTAGCAGCGGCCCCCAGGTCAGCGTGGGGAAGACCTTGTCGCCGTCGATCGAGTAGGTCTGGTGCGGCTGGGCCACGGTGTTCAGGCGGCCGACGGCGACTCGCAGCAGCTGCGCCAGTCGGCCGCGCCCGAAGTTGTTCTCGAAGTACGTCTGGAGGTGCGGGCCGCCCTGCGGGGCGTCGAACAGGTCGGCGAACCGGATCCAGACCTGGTCGACGATCTCCTTCATGTCCGGCGCGAGCTGGTCGTAGGTGGGGCTGGCCGCGCCGATGGTCAAGTAGGTGTCGTAGATCTGCGGGATGCCATCGAGCCCGTACTCCCAGCGCACCCGGTAGTCGCCGGGCTGGCTGGACTCCTGCGAGGACAGGGTGATCCGGTAGTCGCCCACCCCGGCCCGGGTGGCGTCCCGGTCGAGCACGGTGACGTGTGTGTTCTCGTTGATCAAGGCGGCCTCGACCGGGCCGTCAGCATCCGCCGGGACTCCAGCGACCATGATCGTGAGACCCAGCACGTCTGGCGCGAACTGAGAGACGTACTGGCGCTCCCCCGTCAGCACTAGGTCTCCCAGATCGCGATCGAGACACCGTTGGCCGTGGTGGTACCGGCGCCGTTCGGGGCGGCGGCGTTGTAGGCGGCCACGGTGACCTTGGTGGCCAGCGTGAGCGAGGCGGCCGGGGCGGGGTCGCGGGCGAAGACCCAGACGCCGTCAGAGACCGGCTGGCCGGAGGCGCTCGGGTTCACGCCGTAGACGGCCTTGGACAGCACCAGCGTGTTGTTCTCCCAGTAGGAGATCACGCTCTTGTTGTAGGTGTTGCCCAGGATGTCCCAGGAGATCGCCACCTGAACCGGGCGACCGCCGGGCACGGTGACCGTGAGGGCCGCCGCCTGGGTGCCGGAGGTGTAGGTCGTGGTGGTCGTGGTGATCTGGCCGGACGCCGAGGACGAGCCCAGCAGGCCGGAGTTGCCGACCCGGCGCCAGGCACCGGCCGAGCCCGAGGTGGGCTGGTTCCAGCTCCAGAGGATGTTCAGGTCGGACTGGTAGACCATCGAGCCGTGCTGGGCCGCGGTGTAGTTCGTGGGGCGGCTGGCAGCGTTCGGAACAATGGCGTAGCCGGGGTTCGCGTCGAGGATCTGGAATGTCGACGCGAAGTCGGTGGTCACAAATGCGTCAGACCCGACAGGGTTCATCAGAGCCAAGCGGGGCGTCTTACTGGCGGTCATCCCGATCCCTTCGTCAGCCCTTCACTTCTTCAGGTGCCCGAGAAGGAATGGGGACAGGACACAGACAGGCCGTGCGGAGTGACCCGCACGGCCCGGCTGATCGTTCTGGTGCAGAGATCTACTTCGACGAGCTGCTGCTCCCCGAGGACGAGCCGCTGCTCGTACCGCGGGACGCGCGTGCCCGCGCGGCCGAGCTGGTGCCGCTCGGTGCCGCGGCGGCCTGCTGCGACGTGGACGCCGCCGTGGTGGCCGTCGCGGGAGCCGGGTTGGCCCCGGGCCGCACACCCTCGGGCACGTCCGGGTTGGACGTGTCCTCGGCCTCCTCGGCCGCCGCCCGCTGCTGCGGACCGGCTGCACCGAGCACGACCGGCTCGTCGGCCAGGCTCTTGAGCTTGCCCTCGATCTCGGCGCGGGCATCGTCCACGCTCTTGGTCGAGCCGGTGACGGTCACCGAGCCCTCCGGCAGGATGACCATCTCGGAGCCGACCCCGTCGTCGTCGGGGTCGAGGGCGCGCGCAGCGGTGACCAGGTTGCGCACCCGGGCCTCCTCGAACACCGGGCTGACCTCGGCGACGCTCTGATGCGCCGCCCCGCCGGTGTCGGAGGTGTCGACCGTGCCGTACTGGTAGAGCGGCTCGGGACGGTGGTTCTCGTCCTCGAAGTAGCCCTCCTGGTTGACGGTCACCAGGTCGTCGTAGTTCGTGGTGGGAACGTCCAGCGCTCCGCGGCGCTCATCGGACGTGGCGTTGGAGTCGGCCATCGGTTCCTCTCCTGGGTTCTCTCAGTCGTGCAACGGCTCGTTGGCGGCCGTCAGTCGAGCGCGCATCCAGACGACCTCGGGCTTGCCTTCGACCACACGCTCGGTCGTCCGAGGGACGAACTGGCTGCTCAACCCGGTGTGCATGGGGCACAGCGGGGGCTTGTTGGCGGTGTCGGCGACCCGAACCGGGACGTCGGCGCCGCAGAGCTGGTCCGCGGCCTTGCCCGACGGACCGATGCAGGTCTTGACGATCGTGTCGTTGTTCGGGGTCTCGTCGAGCTGCTCGATCCCAGCAGACCGCTGGCGGTCCTGCCGGTTCTGCCACTCCGCGCGGTGTGCCGCCGTGGTGGCATCGATGACCGACTCGTCATCGACGATCTCGAAGATCCCGCGGGTCCGCATCCGCTGGAACTGCACGTCGTTGAGGAACACGCCGGGGACGGGCTGAATGTCCCCGCCCATGCTGTCTCCGGCGCCCTGCCATTCCACCTTGTCGCCCCGACCATTGTCGAACACGGTCGGTCCTGCGGATGTATTGCGCACCATTACCGGCGCTGTTGCTGGTGCTGTCATGGGCACTCCCCTGTCAGGTCTGGACCCCTTCACCTCTTCGTCGTCGTCTGCGGAGGCCAGACAGGATCAATGGTCAGTTGTCGTCGTTGTCCTGATCGATGGAGCTACCCCACGTATAACCAGGCGGCAACGAGAACTGCTCCCAGGGTAGATGCTCACCGTCCAGCACGACCAGGCGAACGTCGTGTCGATCACCGACCATGGCCTCGGTCGGGATCAGGCCGAATTTCTGTCCCCCTCGGACATAGGCAAAGAGCACCTGATCTGAGCGCAACCAAGGCACATAGAACAGTACGAGGAACTCGGGCCTTTCCTCTTCTCCGTCCAGCCAGGCGCCCGCAACGAAGACGCTGTAGCCAAATGGCCATGCCTCAGTAGCGTCGATGAGTGCAATCAGGTCTTCTCGCGTCGCTCCCAGAGGAGTAGTCACCCAGGGGAAGGTTTCGGGAATTCGAACGATGGTCATTTTCATATCTCCTTTTCATGCTGCCCGAGGGGGAAGCACCAACTGGCGCGGGGTGAGGTCGATGATCGATCGGCCGGTGCGCAGCCGACGGCGAGTGCCGTTGGGCATCCACAGCCCGGAGTCGCTGCGCTCGTCGTGGTGAGCCATGAAGGGCAGGAACTGTCCACCGAGCGGACCGGTGGTGGCCGAGATCGCCACGCTGACGACGTTCCACCCGCCGCTGCGGTTCGCGGTGATCGTGGGGGCGGCGGCGGTCTGGCCGATCTTCTCGGCGATCACGACGCCGGTGTCCCAGTTCGTGGCCACGTTCACCGCGATGCCCTGCTGGAGCCGGATCGTCCAGCCCGCGCTGGTGAGGTTGGTGACGGTGAAGGTCGGCACCGCGTTGGCCGCCTGCGCAGCGTTGTCACCCCAGAAGTACATCGCGATGACCATGTCGGTGGCCGTCGCACCGGGGACAGCGGGTGGGATGGCTGAGGTGGTCGAGGCGCTGGGGGCGATGGCGCTCTGCGAGGCTCGATAGGCCCCACCGGTGTAGCGCAGCATCACCCCGGCCACCGTGGTCGCCACGGTGGCGGTACCGAGGGTGACGGTGCCGGACTCGGTCCCGGCAGCGACCTTGCGGAAGACCGCCGCCTGGATGTCGGCGGCGCTGGCAGCCGGGTTCTGGGTGGCCGTCCAGGTACCAGGCGTGGTGTACGGGTCCGGCGAGCTGTTCCAGCCCTGGAGCAGCAGCACGTCATTCGCAGCGATGCCGCTCGGATGCGCCACCGCGATGGTCGTGGCCTTGGCCTGCGGGGTGGCTCCGGCGACAACTCCGATGGACCCGAATGCGACAGCCATTTACGACGTCGGTGGAATGACGCTGACGGTGTTTACTACATCCGTCAGTACCAATTGGCAATCGCCAAGTGGGGTAGTCAACGTATAAACAATCCACCCAGCCACAGATCCGTCAGGCTCAGGTGAGCCATCACGGTAATCTGCAATGGGGATCAGGGTAAACTGCTTGGTTTCGTTGAAGAAATACTGAAGAATCACGCTGATCATATCTTGACGAACAAGGGTGCCGCTCGGTCCCGGGTTCGGTGTTTGCTCTCCCATTTACTGTCTACCTTCCCTTAGCTCTGCGTGGTGAGCGCGATGACGTACCAGGTGCCGCCCGAGTAGCGGAGGCCGACGAAGCACTTCTTGGCATTGGCCACCGCCACCGGTTGAGTGATGCCGGTGGTCAGCGCCGGGCCGGTGATCGTGAGGGTGAAGGCAGTCGACGGCGTGATCTCGATGTTGATCTGGAGGCCGTCGACCCCGTTGGTCGGGTTCCCCAAGATCCATCCGGCGACGGCCGGGGTGTAGCGGAACACCGAGGCCATCGTCGCGTCCGGGGTGACCGTCGCTCCGTTGGTGGGGGCGGCCGGGGTGTAGATCACCGGGATGACCGTGCCGCCGATGATGTGCCAGTTCGCTCCGTCGGAGATGACCTCGCGGTAGCCACCGGCGACCATGATGACCTCGGTGGCCGCACCGTCGATGGTGGCCGCAGCGGTGGCGATCGAGACCGCGTAGGCGGTGGCGCCGTACGCCTTCTTGACCACGAAACGCTTGCCCGTGCGGCCGACCGGGGTGGGCAGCGTCGCGGTGGCGGTGCCCCCGGACGGGGTGACGATCACGACCCCGTCGGCGTCGGTCAGGGTGGTGTTGCCGGTGACCGCACGTGTGGTGTTGCCGATGATCTTCGGGGCGGCGGCGGTGCCACCGAGGTCCCCGGAGAGCATCAGGATGCCGTAGGTGGTGGTGCTCGCCCCGTACTGGTTCGCCGTCGGCAAGATCCCGTTGGAGTCGAGCTGGGCGAGCCCGTTCGCGCCCCCGGTCGGGAGCTGGGCGATCGGGACCTTGGTCCCGGCATCGAGGCTGGCGTAGCCGCTGGCGGCGGCCTTGTGGGTCAGCGGCTCGTAGGAGCCGCTGAGGTCGTCGCTACCGCCCGGGGCGTGGCTGGCGGCGTGCGCGGTAGGGGTCCGGGCGTTGGTGAGCCGTGTGTCGTCACCAGCCGCCACCGTGGAGGCCACGGTGCCCACCGGCAGGCGCCCGTACGCGACTGTGCCGCTGGTGATGTCGGCACCCGAATGCACGTGGGTCGTCGGCGCGGCACCGATCATCGCCGGGGTGATCTGGTCCTGCCCACCGGTGGCGTGGCTGGCCGCGTGCGGCTGTAGCTCTACCCGCCAGAGCAACGCCGGGCTGGTCCAGGTCAGCTCGGTGAGCGTCGTCGGGTCGTAGGCCGAGGTCCAGCCACCGCCCACGACGTTGGTCCGGCCGCCGGTGACGGTGCCCGCGATGGCGAAGTTCGAGTAGACCTTGAGGTCGTCGCTCTGACTGGCGACACCAGCGCCACCGGCGCCCTCGACCAGGCCGCCCCAGATCTCGACGCCGCGCCCGTAGGTGATCGCGTTGACCACCACGTCGTAGGGCTTGAAACCGTCCCCGGGCACGTTGCGGGCGTGGCAGTTGATGTACTGCACGGTGTCGGCCCGGTTGTAGTACCCGGAGTCGCCCTGCGCGTCAGCGATCGTCGCGGTCGGCTTCTCGACCACGCAGTCCTTCACAACGATGTGGTGCGCGCCCTCCTTGAAGTCGAAGCCGTCGTTGCGGGTGCGCCGCGTGCTGCACCGCTCGAACCGGATGTACGACGTGGCGTCCGGGGTGACGTTCGCGGTGGGCAACCAGTTCGAGGCCGCCTCGCCGACGTAGAACCCCTCACCGAAGCTGGCCCCGAGGCCGGTGTCCTCGGCGTGGCAGTCCCACAGGTGGATCAGGTTCGCGCCCTGGCGGAACTTCCACGCCTCGTTCTTGGTGGCGCGCCCGACGACCCGCTCGAACGTGATGTCGTGTGCCGTGGAGCCCTGCACCACGATCGCCTTGGCGGCCTCCTGCGCGGTGAAGTCCGCGAAATGCAGGTAGGCACCGGTGATGGTGAGGGCGTACCCGGTGCCGGTCCGACCGCCGGAGTGCTCGATCACCGCGGTGCCGTCGCCGCGGATGGTGATCGGCAACGTGGACGAGCCGGAGACGGCTACCAGCGCATCGGTGACCACGTGCCGACCGGTGATCAGCAGCGTCTGGCCGGGGGTGAGCGCCGCGATCTTGGCGTTCAGGTCATCGCCGGGCCGGGCCACGCTG